AATTTTTCTTATGTTGTGTAGGATTTATTTGGGTAAAATGACTGATATTTTTATGGCTCGACGAGATACTATGTTTGGACAAATTGGGATGAATGCAGCTTCTACAGAGTTACATGATCGTTTGTTACATATGTACGAAGAAATTGAAGGTAAACAAAAGAATTTAGGTGCATTTTTATTTGAAGAAGGATGGTTGGATACTGATTATAGTAAATATGATAAGCGTTTATTAGTATTGGTTTATGGAGTAGACGTGTTGTGGCGTTTATTCCAAGAATGTCCTTTTTATAAAGATCCTTCAAATGTTCAGGAATTAAAAAGGTTAAAAGCAGTTTTAACTGGATTATGCAATTATATTATGGTTATAGATGGAGCTGTTTTCATCTGTAAAAAACGAATGCCTAGTGGAGTGTATGGAACAGGATGGTTAAATTGTATTTGTGAGGCTATTCTTGAAGTGTTACAATACCATTTTTGTATTGCTAAACATTGTCAAGATGTTGATCAAGAAATTCCAGCTAAGAATTTTGTTGCCGAACAACGAAAAATTCATCCATTTTTTAAAGACGTGGCTTTAATCAATTATGGAGATGATAATTTAAAATATATATCCAAACATAAGCGATATGTTTATACCGATGAAAACATAAAAGCTTTTGGTGAGTTCATAGCAATGGATATCACAACACCACGAAAAGAAGATGGAGAAACCATCAAGTTTAAGAATGTTCAACAAACTTACTTTCTTAAACGAACCCCTACCTATGATATGGTAAGGAAGAAATTAACAGGAATGCTAGCTATAGCATCTATTGTTAAAAGTTTGTGTTACACTGACTCAAAATCTGAGGATTGGGAAGAATCAGTGACTAGAGGAGCGATGTTAGAATTAAGTCTACATCCTCCTGAATTGTACGATGCTTTTTGTACTATTTTTCAAAAGGAAAATAGGTATGAAGAGCACAAAGCTTGCATCTTAAAAGGAGAGAGTAATTGGGTAGAACAATGTTCTATTGATTTAGAATCTCAAGTATATGATGTCTTTGCAAGTGACAATCGAGCCGTGCCAGGGCTAGACAAAACAGGCGTGTTTAATGTTG